GTGACGTGGCTGGACGGCGGCGATGGATCGGGCCCCGCGTCTCCCACCGGTGGCGCTGAGACGATCACCGACCGCCAGATGGCTTGGGCTGGCATGCCCGAGATCAAGGCCAGCTATCTCGCTACAGCGGCCGCCGCAGCGAATATGCCCGCGACCGTCCTGCTCGGCAAATCGCCGGACGGCATGAACGCAACCGGCGCCGGTGACCTTACCATCTGGGAGCAGGAGGTGAAGTCGCGGCAGGACCTTCGCCTGCGGCCGTGCCTCGACCAACTCGACGTTGCGCTTGTGCCGTCTGCGCTCGGCAAGCCCGACCCAGCCGTGTGGTGGAAGTTCGCGCCGCTGAGCACGCCGACCGAGGCGGTTGAGGCAACGACGTTCAGCACTTGGGCGACGGGCGTCAAGACGCTGTCTGATACCGGACTAATGCCATCGCTGCCGACCGAGAAGGCTGTGCAGAACACGATCAGCGAGCGCGGGTGGCTGGTGGGCTTCGACGAGGCTGCCGCAGAGGTTCCGGAAGACGAGCGTTTCCCGTCGCTGGGCCAGCCTGACGACGGCACTGATCCGAACGCGTTAACGCAGGAGCCGGCGGCGAGCAACGTGGTGCCCTTGCGCCGCGCCGCAAACGACCGCCGCTTCGCCGACGCCGCGCCGCGCACGCTCTACGTCCAGCGCAAGCTGCTGAACGCCGCCGACGTAATCCGGTGGGCGAAGAGCCAAGGCTTCGCCACTACCCTGCCCGCCGACGAACTACACGTCACGATCACCTATAGTCGGACGCCGATTGACTGGATGCAGGTGCGCCCTGACTGGTCGAGCGACGCCGATGGCAATCTGACGGTCCCGGCGGGCGGCCCGCGGCTGATGGAGCGTTTCGGTGATGCCGTCGTGCTGCTGTTCGCCAGCGGCGACTTGACTTGGCGACACGACGCGATCCGCGAGGCTGGTGCATCGTTCGACTTCGACCAGTATCAGCCGCATGTCACGATCAGCTATCAGGTGCCGGCCGACTTCGGTCTGTCAAAGGTGCAGGCCTATGTCGGACCGCTAAAGTTCGGGCCCGAACTGTTTAGCGAGATCGTGCCCGATGCCATGGATGATGTGACCGAGGAATGACACCCGGCACCGTCATCCGCCACCGCAACGGGACTGTACAGACGATCACCGCTGACGGATGCGTGACCGAGCTACCCGGCCTACCCCCGCTGGTCGCCACCACCCGCGACGATCAGGCCGAGATCGCGGCCAGCTTGGGCTACGGTGCCGATGTGGCCGCGATGAACCGCGAGCACGACCTGACACATGCCATGGTGGCCGACTGGCTGGGCTTCCCGGCATCGTGGTCGCTGACTGCGGCAGCCGGCGGCGACGTGCCCGCCGGGCTGGCCGAAGCCGAGGAAGCGGCGGCGATGGCGGTACAACGGCTGATGCGGCTGGCCGGCGCGGAGTGGCTGTGAGGCATGCCCGACCCAACGAATGAGGGTGATCAGCGGCGTCGTGAGGCCGAAAGTGCCGCGCTTCTCGCCATGCTGCGGACGCGGCGCTACGATCTACCCGCCATGGTCCGCCAAGCAAAGACGCGGACCCGACCATTCCGGCAGATCAGGCCAACCAACGCACTCAAGGCCAATCTTGCGGCGCCGCACTTCGCGATCGTGCGGGCATGGGCGGCTCAAGTGCCGATCCTGCAAGCCGCTTACGGTCAAGCTGGTGACGCACTGCAATTCCAAGCCGCGACCAATACCGTTGCGGTATCACCGACGCTCACTGCCGCGCGATCTGCCTTTGCGCCGGTCATTGCAAGCGTTGAGCGGTGGCACCGTGGCCAGTGGATCAGCCGTGTTCGCGCCAGCACTGGGCTCGATGTATCGTTGCTAACGCAGCCGGCCGATGTCGCTATGGCTTCCGCAGCTTCGGTGGCATGGAACCAAGCGCTTGCGGACGATCTGCACCAGCAGATCGGGCATGAGCTGAGAACAGCCGCGCTGGTAGGCCTGAGCAGCGCACAGCCAGTCAGCGTGGTCGCGCCTGCTATGGGCGCGGTGATCATCAAAGCGCGGCATCGGGCGGCCAGGATCGCCGACGATCAAGTGGAAAAGTTCAGTCGCGCCATGGATCGCGGACGGCGCGATGCGGCCGGATTGACCCGATACGTCTGGCACCACACACAGCAGCCGCACCCGCGGCACTGGCACCGTGCCCGTGACGGCCAGACGTTCGGCCCTGACGATATTGAAACTGGCGATCGGGCCGGTCAGCCACCGTTCTGCAAGTGCTGGGAAGAGCCGCTGTTCACCTGACAGCCGTAATAGCTGCCCTTGCCTCGCGATAGCCCGCGCTAAATCGCAGGAGGCCCGCCCATGTCCGTTCCGTCGACCGTCAAGGGTCAGTATTTCGATATCGCGGTCGACGTGACCACGCTCAACATCAGCGGTACGACCGGGTTCGTCTATCTCTGCGGCCTGAACACGCGAAACCTGACGCACCAAATCAACACCAGTGACGAGGCGTTGCCTGACTGCGAGAAGCCGGCAGACGCCCCATGGCGAGTGCTGAACGCCACTTCGCAGCAGACCGACATGAGCGGGACCGGCGTCCACAACACCGCGCAGGCCGCTGTCATCCGCGCAATCTTCGGCCGTACCCTGCCGTATAAGTTCATTGAAGCGCAGCCGGACGGCACAGACCCGAACACCAAGGATGAGATCGGTCACTGGTCGGGTCCGTTCAAGCTCACCAACTGGCAGCAGGGCGCGACGGATGGGGCCAACGTCACGTCGCAGTTCACGTTCGCCAGTGACGGCGTGGTCACGTGGACGCCGGCCGGCGGGTCATAGCTCGTGCAGACCTGGGTAAATTTGCCCTTTGCTGATGGCACCTATCGCTTTGCGCTCGGCCTCGCCCAAATCAGCGAGATTGAGAAGAAGTGCGGCGATGGCATCGGGGCAATCTACGCTCGCACTGCCAGGGGCCGGTATGGCATTCATGACGGCGACATTCTTCCCGAGGCGGCCGAATACCGCTTCGGAGAGTTGCTTGAGGTGATCACCCAAGCGCTGGTCGGTGGCGCATCCGGGTCGGTACGGGGTGAAGATGTGCGCGTGTCGAGCATTCGTGCCGACGAGCTCGTCTCACGGTACATCGCACAGGCGACAGATCAGCGCATGGCCATGACGCAGACGTGGGCGCTGGCCTACCGCGTCCTAGACGCTCTGGTGCACGGCTACTCGCCCCCAAAAGATCAGCCGGGGGAAGGCCCGGCAGCCCCAGCGACCGACTAGATTACGCACTCGCTCTCGCCAACTGTGCCAAGATGGGCTTGTCGATCGCCGACGCCCGTGCGCTCTCATGGTGGGAATATCAGGCCCTCGTCTGGCAGCACATGCCGGAAGATCAGCAGGAAGATGCGGAAGCGCCGTCCGCTGACTTCGTGCGTCGCCGTCAAGAACACTTGGCCGCGCTGGGCATCGTAGGGAGCCTGCACTGATGAGCGAAGTCATCGACAGCATCATCGTGGACTTGATTGTCCGAGCTGACAGCTATGTCGCGAATTTCGACAAGGCGACCGAGGCGCACGGGCGGTTCAAATCGTCAGTCGACAAGCTCAAAGGTCAGACGTTCGATCTAGCCGCGGAAGGTCAGCGCTACAAACAGGGCGCTGCTGCGATTGAGCAGGCGGATAATCAGGTCGTGCGGTCGCGCAAGCGCCGGACCAGCGAAGAGGTGGCGGGCGCCCGCGCAGGGGCTGATGCTGTTTCCGCCGCCGAACGGAGAAAGCAGGACGCAATCAGGGCCACCGACGCGGCCGCTGAAACAGCGGCTGCGAAAGAGCGGCAGCGCGATGCCAATGCCGCGCGGCGCGTTATCCGCGATCCACAGGTATCTCCGGCAGCGGCAAGCACGCTCGGTACGCGTAGTGAGCCGGGAGCGCGAACGGCGGCAGCGCGGCAAACTGAGCTGATGCGCGGAACCGCCATGGCCAGTGGCGCAACGGCCGCGGCCGAGCAGGAAGTCAATGCCGCATTGGTCGAGCAGACCCGGCTCCAAGCTGGGTTGAGGGTCGCGAAAGGTGAAGACCTAATGCTGCTCAAGGAGCAGATCGCCGATCAGACCACCTTCAACCGTCTTGTCCGGGCTGGCCTGACCGATGAGGCTGCCGCTATCGAGCTTGAAAACATCCGCGTCGCTCGCGAGAAGGCCCGTAACGATCAGGCCGCTAGCGCCAACCGCAAAAACGTTGTCGGCAACCTGACCCGTTTCGGCGAGGGTGCGGGCATTGGTCGAAGCTATGGCAGCTTGGCCACGGTTGGAGGCGTCGCGGCCGGCGCCATCGCGACGGGTGCCGTTGCAGCCGCCAAGCAAGGGCTTGATTATGCGAACGACCTCAAGGTGGTTTCCGATCAGCTCGGAGTTACGACGCGCGACCTACAGGTTTATCAGACGGCAGCCGAGCGAGTAGGTGTCAGCACCGACCAGCTTCGCACGGCTTTCGGCCAGCTTGCGAGCAATCTTGGGCGCGCGCAGGTAGGTGCCGAGCAGCAGTCCAAGATATTCGGTGCGGATGGCCTGAACATAGACATCGGCAATGCAGCAAAGGGCTACAAATCGCTTTCCGACGTTCTGCCAACGGTGATAGAACGTCTCTCGTCGATCAAGGACCCGGCGCGTCGCGCCGCGATAGAGACAGCGCTGTTCGGGGAATCTGGTCGCAAGCTTGACAGTCTGCTGTCTGGCGGTACGGCTTCAATTTCTGCGCTCAGTGACGAGCTGGAGCGCACCGGCGGCATTCTCAGCGGCGAGGACATCAACCGCTCAGCCAAGGTAGCGGCGGACCTCAAGCGGTTGGGCGATCAGCTTGAGCGCCAGCTTGCGTCAACCGTATCGCAGAACGCGCAGGCAATCGAAACGCTTGCAACCTCGCTGCTGAATGGCGCATCCGCGCTGCTCAAGTTCATTGACGCATTTGCTCGCTTTCGCGCGCAGAACCAGATCACAAGCGGCGATCCTGGCCTAGCCGCCACCGGACGAGCGACACTGAACCAATCGCCTGAGGGGCGTGCACAGGCTTTGGCGGAGAATGAGCGCGGCCTACGCGCCCTGCGCGAGGCTGACAGCGGCAAAAATTCCGGACCATTGGTCGACGTAGGTAATGGCTTAGGTTCCTCAGGGCTATTCGGCATCGGCGCTGGCCGCATTCCGAATACGGCAGAAGCGCGAGCGGCGGCGCGGAAAGAGCTTCTGACCCAGCGCCGCGCTACCCTTATGGCCGGGGCTGCTGCCAACGCGGCCGATGCCGGCAGCAATGCCACTCCGCAAGCGGGTAAGGTCGGCAATCTCGACGTGTTCAAGCCGAAAGGGCCTAAAGGTCCTGATCTGGCCAAACAGGCCGATGAGCGGCAGAAGCGGTTTGAGGATGAACTAGCTCGCCTTCAAGAGGAGTTCCTGCAAGCGCAGCGCGATCTCACGGCCGGTGCTGATGCGCAGTTAGAGATTGATCAGAAGGCGATCGAACGTGCACGCACTCGCACCAACCAGGATATCCAGCGCGAGGCCAACGAGAAGCGGATCGACCAGTCGAAGGTCGCTGAGCTGCAGGCTGCGAATGACCGGGCGGCGGCTGAAAAGCAGGCGGCGTTGCTGGCCAAGCACAATGCAGAAGTACAGTCAGGCCTCAACGATCTCGACCAGCAATATTATCAGGACCACATTGCCGAGATTGCCGATGAGGCCACGCTCGCGCGTAGCGCTGCCGAGCGTCGTCGGCTTGCATTGGCCACGCTTCGCGACGAGCGCGAGGCTGAGACGAAGCGCCTGACGGCAATCGTCCAGAGTAGCGACCCGAGCAGCCCCAACTTCAATCCGGCGGTCAGTGATAATGACCGTGCCAAGGCGCAGCAGCAGCTTGATACACAAGACGAGCGCTTCGGGTATCGTCGCAAAGCAGCGCTGGAACAAACACGCGACCCATTGCAGCAATATCGTGATGAGCTGCCGCGAACTGCTGATCAGATCAACGAAGCGCTGGACTCGGTCAAGGTAGACGGCCTTAAGAGCTTGGATGACGCGCTGACCAGCACGATTTCCAATGTGCTACATCTTGGTGGCGCGTTCGGCAACATCGCCGATCAGATCATATCCGACCTCATCCGCATCGGAGTCCAGCGCGAGGTGATCGGCCCGCTTGCTGATGCGCTGTTCCCGACTGCCGCCGGCGGATCGGGCAAGGGGATCGGTTCGCTGATTAGCAGCTTGGGCAGCAGCATATTCGGCCATCGCGCGTCTGGCGGCAACGTCGTGGGCGGTAATACCTACCTTGTGGGGGAGCGTGGCCCGGAAC